GACCCGCGCCGATTTCCCCACATCGCCTCAATGTCTGCATCTCTTTCCAAAGATGCGCTCCAATTTGAGTCTCCAATATTTACCCATAGCGTCCCGTCATCCCGCAGGACTCGCCTCACTTCACGAAATACTTCCACCATCTTTTGCACGAATGCCTCTGGAGTTTCTTCTAATCCTATTTCGTATTCTTTTTCTTCCGATCCTTCCTTGCAGTATGATCGCAATCCGAAGTATGGCGGCGAAGTCACGCAGCAGTTCACGGATTGGTAGGGGAGCGTCCGCATCATTTCGATGCAGTCGCCGTTTAGAATCTGGGTTTTCATTTTATCGATATCGATAGTTTCAGATTACTGTTGGCTTCCACTCGTCTTCTGGTTCCAACTTCTCCACCACACGGTTGACCCAGTTGGTGACGAATGCGCGGGTCTTCTGCCTGCCGGGGCGGGCGAGGAGCCAGTTGTCCATCTTCCGCATCTCCTTGTCGAAGTCCACGCGGGGGTTGGCTTCCTTCAGTTGGGCGAGGAACTGCTCATCGGCTAGTTTTGGCTGGCGGGTGGGGCGCTCCTTTTTGGGGGGGATTTGTGCGCCCGAAACGGGACTTGCTGGTTGAACGATTTCGGGGGGTCGTGAATCAATTGCGTCAGCGATTGGCGGAAAGTGACGATCAAGGTCTTCCTTGGTTTCGATCACTTTCACCGCAGTCGGTTCTGATGGTTCGCTTTTGGGTTCTTTCTTATGCTTCATGTAAGACCCTATGTGACCATTCACAGTATCCACCCTATGCACTGTATCACATGGTGCCACTGTGTGATGGTTCATAGTATTTGAATCACCACCATCCCACGGGCGGCGTTGGCTTGCGTATAGTTCCTCTTGGATTATTTCGCGGGTCAATGTGTCTTCACCGAGCTTCTCAAGATTGATCTTATAGATGTTCGATGTCCTTCTTCCATTCTTGTCGAACCTATCCTCGACAGAAAGAAGCCCTATCCGCTCCATGGCGCCGATATACTTCCGAGTCGTTTGTTCATAGACATTCGCCATGTTTGAGATGGTCGATATGCTGGGCCAGCAAGTTCCTTCTTCGTTCGCGCAATCAGCCAGAGCCAAAAGGATCAGCCTTGCGTTACCTTCCGTCTTACTCTTGTCGAAGACGGCAGACATAATTTTGACAGACATTTTATTTGAGGGCCGCGCCCCCTTACCGACTAAATAACCGGCGAACTGACGGGTGAAGAATATTCGGTAAGGGAGCCGCGATATAGTTTGTGGTTCAATTTATCTATTTAGATTTATCGTCTGTTCTTCACGCAGACGGCAGGATTGCTCCTACAAGTGCGAGACTAACCCACTCGCTGGGGGAGTCAATCTTTTTTTTCGGCGCTCTCGCCAAGAATAATGTCATCCCTATTACCCTCTGCCCAATCGTGCATCTGGTCGAGGATGTCATCCCAGCAATCATCGGTGAGCTCCTCGTTTGGTATTGTGAGGACATGCCTGCGGGTAGCCACATCTTGGTTTTCCTGATCGACCAATATCTCCAGAACCATGATGAGGTTAGATGGTTCAAACAGCATGGCGATGAATGACTTCCCATTCTTTCTGATAGCCATGGACATGTATAGCCCAGCCGGGTCTTTGATCTCGTAGTGGCATACGATTGGAGAATCAATTTGCGTTGCGAGGATCATGTGTGCGCCGAGAGTGGTGATCTGCGCGGCGGTTAGCACATGCTTCATTGTGGCATCGGGAGAGTCCATTTATCGATAACGATAACGACTTTCCGCTTGACCTGTCAATAAAAGTTTATAGACTGCGCGGGATGGATCACCCTCTTGTCGAGGCTTACCAAACATGCCAGACCACCTACGAGCGTTCACGGATGCTGCGTCAGGGTGGGAGGCAGGTTTTTGCCGCCCAGCTTCGCAAGGCTAGGGCAGACTTGGGAATGACATGCCGCCAGCTTGGAGCGGCAATCGGGGTGACTGGACAACTAATCTCGCAGATAGAAACCACGGCAAAAAGCATCTTGTCATACGAACAAGTAAAGGAGATAGTCTGTCTATGCTCAGAAGGAAAACCCCGCTCAAAGCAAAAAGCGGGTTCAAAAAGCGCGGAGGTAGGCTGAATGCAGTATCGAAAAAAGGCAGAGAAAAAAGCAAAGCGTATTCTGAAATCAGAAAGCAATTCCTCTGGGACAAAAACTTCACTTGTGAAGCCTGCGGCGGGCAAGCAACAGACATTCACCACAAAAGCGGGAGAGGAAAGAACCTCCTCGCGAAGCATACTTTCATGGCTTGCTGCCGATCCTGTCACGATAGAATCCACGCAAATCCCGCGTGGGCAAGAGAAAGGGGATACCTAATTTATGAATACAAAGTTTGAGAGCTTAGTCACATGCAGGGGCTTTATCGTTGACGATAAACCAAACAAACTGCGCTTCATGCAGGACTACAACGACTGCTGGATACAGAAAGAGAACATTCGCAAAATCGAGCCTATCGAGAAGACGAGCGAGGGCTACACCTACGCACTCATCACGGTGCAAGAGGAGCTTGCGAATGCGCTTGAACTAGAAGGTGTCCTAGAATAGTCTAGGCAGATAAAGCCAGACTTGATCTTTGAAACAATTTCCCCGTTCCTATGTCAGACGATGCCCGCGAGGCGCGATAGCCGTGGAAGCGCCCACGGATTGCGCGGGTAAAGCGCGATGTGGCAAGGCTTCTGGTTGTCCGGAGGAGCATCGCGGCGAGGAAAAATTGCGGCAGGCAGGTGGTCAATATTGTTAGGTCATCCCTATCCGGGGTCATCGCATCGCGTGAAGGAGCCTAGCGGGATCGGGGGGCCGAAAGCCCTGTTTACTCCTGAAACCCGACACCTGAAGAGCGGATGCATACGCGTCCCTGCCGCATCTCCTTTTATCGTTACCGATAAAACATCTTGCATCGCCAAGAAGGATGTGCATAGTAATGAATCATGCCTTCACCAGACCGACACTTCGCCAACGCCGCGATTTTCACGCACAGCACCGGGCTTACCCCGAACAGCGGTGACGCAGCCCTCTACATCAAGAGTGATAATAAGGCCTACATCAAAGACTCTGCTGGAGCGGAAGTCATTGTAGGCGGGACAGGCACGATTGCCGGAACGCTGGGCACGGTGGACAATGCTGTGCCCCGTGCGGATGGGACTGGTGGCGTGACTGCGCAAGGAAGCGACATTAACATTGATGATGCCACCACCTCTACGCAAAATAATGTTACGATTAGCAACCAGCACAGTGGGCAAACAAACTCCAGCCTCGTCCTCTCGCCGAAAGGGACTGGTGCGCTGCTCGCTCATAAGCCCAACGGCGCGGTAAGTGGCGGAAATGCACGCGGAGCAAATGCTGTCGATCTTCAAATGGTTAGAACTGCTGCGACACAAGTAGCTTCTGGAACATCTGCATTTATAGGAGGCGGCGAAAGAAACACGGCAACCGGCTCTTACCCCGTGTGCGTTGGCGGATCCAATAATACATCATCCGGCACCGGGAATGTTGTTGTTGGCGGGATTAACAATTCTGCAACAGTAGCCAATGCAATGATTCTTGGTGGCGATGGAAATCTCGCAAGTGGATTTGGAGCCGTTGCAATCGGTTGGGATTCCAACACAGCCAGTGGCGCTGGTGCTTTAGCTTTTGGGTCGAGGGCCGTAGCAGATCGTTCTGGCATGATGTCACACGCTAATTTTCGTTTCGCCGCAAACGGCGATGCCCAGCGCGCCCGCTTCGTCATGCGGAACAAGACGACCACGAACGCCGCAGTCGAGCTTTTCTTGGACGGCAGCGCCACCCGCCTCACGATCCCAACCAACAAATACCTCACAGGCACAATCAACATTGCTGGCATCAAGAGTGATGGCTCGACTGCCGCACGTTATATTCGCCAATTCTCTATCAAGAATGTTGCGTTGACTACATCGCTCGTCGGAACTGTAGATACAGTCGGAACTGATATTGCAAGCAGCACGAGCATAAGCATCACAGCAGATGATACTAACGAGGCGCTCAAGGTGGAAGTTACTGGAATCGCGTCAGAGACATGGCGCTGGGTTGCTGCTGTCGATGTAGTAGAAGTAACTTACGGAACATAATTATGAAAACATTTGGACTTATATTTCCAGACGGAACAAAGGAACTTGCCAGTGTAGTTCTTGACGATGAAGGCAATCCTCGCCTCGACACGATTCGACCTTATCCGGTTCCAGAAGGATGGCAAGACCCTACGCTTGTAGAGGTGGTGAAACTTGAAAAACCAGAATCTGGCGATTGGAATCCAGTTGTCGTGTGGTTTGAGGATCGTGTAGAGCGTCAATGGGAGGCGGCTTAATCCTCTCCCCAGTCTTGGGAGCCATACTCTTCGTCGGGCATCTCGACCTTCTTCTCTTCCCGCGCCCAGAATCGGTTAGTCGGAACAGGTTTATCGTTACCGATAAAAACGAGTCCATATCGGCGGGCCATCTCTACGGCATAGCTGAAACTATCCGCAAGGTCAGGCGATGAACCAATTCTGCCCTTGTAATCATTCTTAGTTTCGATACTGATCTTCTTATTCTTTATGAAGTATCTCCGCAGGCAGAGTTCCCGACCTAGTTCTGTAGCGTAATCCACTCCAAATAGCACACGACTTTTGAACCCGTGAAATATGCTATAATGGTATTCAGATACCAATCTGTCATAGACTTCATTACATGGACGCTTATCGACATCGGCGGCGATTCGGTCGGTTGGTTTACCCATGGAACTAATTAGCACGATGCTATGCCCGCTAGATTCGTATTTGAGCCACTCGCGGATGATGGCTTGGGCCACCCGCCCGCCATCTCCAGAGACATCCATACCGAATCGTTTTGGTTCTACTCCCGCCTCGCGGCACAGGCGAACTGTCTCTGTGGCAAGCTGGACTTCAAACTCGGCACTGGCAGTAGCAGAAATCTGTATGATATGTTGTTTCTCCACATAGAGGACACGGTTCCTAGTTCCGCGCACATAACCTAGTTTACCGATAGTCAGCACACACCTATCTCCCCCAGCGGTGAAAGCAGTATCAAATCCCGCGACCTTGACCAGTCCTTCAGAATCCCATAGTGGTTCTTCATTGGTATTGGCATTACGGATGACATCGGCGGTCAGGATCGTCTGGGCAAAGCCGGACTTGGGCCACCACCCGATAGCATTGCGAACATAGTCCACAGCATTCTCGTCGCCATAGCATTGTTTGAGCATCTGCGCCTGCTTGTTACGATCCATGAGGAACGGGAAAGGAGGCGGTTCGCCAGCCGGGGCTTGGAAGTTCGGGGACTTCATTCCATTATAGAAAAGGCAGACACCAGTCTCCGTCTCCCACTTCTCCATACCCATATCCACAGCATCAAAGTTTGTGGCACCCTTGGGCATACACCAACGCGTGTGAGGATTATCCCCGACAGACGGGTTTCCGATACCTATAAATGTTTTGTCGTTGTTTGATGTTAGGTTGATTTTGGCAGTCAGCGCACCCATCTCCATTTCTGGCAACTCGTCTAGGGCTAGGCGCACTCTATCGTTTTTTCTACCACGGGTAGTGTCGATAGCCTTCTTGCCCTCATTGCCCTGCGGGAATGCAAGAGCCTTGATCGCATTGCGGTAATCGCGCTCATCTCCCCCGTCCCCACCGCCCCAGACAATCATGTGGCGATAGTCCATGAGGTTCCCGATCTTTACCCGCGATGATTTCCAGAGTTTCGAGATGATGCCCCAGATACGATCTTCGGCAGCGCCAAGGGTAGTCGTAGCCACCCAAGAGGAAGTGCATGTTGGCGCGGAACACCAGTCGAGGAGAATCCAAAGTCCGACAGGAAAACTTTTCCCCATACTAGCTGCGCCCGCGAGAACCACATCGTCATTGTTGCAGAGTTCCTCAAGCGTCCTCAATAATTGTGTGTTCGTGTATCCCCGCGAGAAGATCGAAACATCCGTAGGCCACTGAAGCTGGACGGCCTTGATGAAGTGTTCAAATGGACTGAGTAGCTTGAACTCGCCCAAATCCAACCCGTGCTTCTCACAGTAGGTTCTGCCATACTGCCCGCGAGTAATCGAGTAACAGAAAAGTTCGATACTCAAGTCATCCATGTTTTCTGGGAACGCCATCCCGTATTTGTTTATCTTCCTGCTTGACATTCCCAACACTTAACAATAAATGTGTGTTTACATCAAGCATGAAACTGAAGGACAAAAATCTTTCTCCAGTCGGTGGCTGGTATTTCAAGTATGACCTCAAGCGCGGCGACCTCACATTCCCCGCAAAGGTTTACGGCAGCACATTCAAAAGCCTGATCTCAAACATCAAGAAGGATATGGATGCGAACAGGCACCCTATCCCTGCCGATTTGGAGTATCAGGTCGAGCATCAGATTTGCCTTCGCCAGCCAGAGGATCGATGCTGGAGCCAATCTGGCGATGTTGTTGCAAATGTTATACACAGAGTCGCCCGC